TTGAATTTGCAGCGCAGTACCTGCTTGCAAACGCTGACGCCCCTGAGTGGAAAGAGTACTTGGCAGTTAACGGGTGATGGTCATGGAACATACTATTTGGAACGCAGTTCTTTCGGTAGGTGTTAGCATTGCTGGGTTCTTCCTCAAGAGCATGTATGACGAGGTAAAACGCCTTCAAGTACTGATTAACAAGACCCGCGAAGAGATCGCCAAAGAGTACGTTACCAAGACGCAGCTAGACGCGGACATAAATCGCATCTTTGACCGCCTTGATCGTCTTGAAAGTAAGATTGATCGGCTTATGGAGCAGCACAAATGAGAAAGCTCAAAAAATTCAAGCGTTTTAGCGAAGGTGGTCTTGGTAGTAGTGAGGGAGAAAGCGCCGCCTCAATCTTTACTAATAAGACGGAATTTGATCCCGAGCGCCGCGAAAGAGCTATGGAAGGAATCAAAAACTTCTTCATGGGTCGCCGCTCTAAAGACGAGCCATCTGCTCCGATTGAAGAGCGTCAGCCTCCGAAGAAAGCTGCTGACGAAGACAAAGCTACAGCCCCAGCCAAAGCCCCTGCTAAGCCAGAGGAAACCGCTCCGGTTGTAAAGCCTTCTGTTCAAAGCACGGCTGTAAATCGCGGCGAAACCAGCTACGACTACCCAACGCAAAGGGATTCAAAGCGTGACGACTACGAAGGTAGCGCAAGTCCTACCAGCGGGGGCCAAACTTTTAAACGCGCCGCTCCCAAACCCAGACCCGCTGCTCCTAAAGAAGATACTTCTTACAGAAACATTGAGAACGCGCGTGGAGCTAGAACAAAACCTTCTGCACCTGCCGCTGAAAAAACCCCACCCACTACCCCCAAAACCAGAGCCGCCAGCCCGGATGAGATCCCCGGTACGGATGTAAAAACCCCATATGAAGGGGAGAAGATTGACAACAGAGGTTTGGCCGGTAGGCAGCTTGCTCAATCCACGCTAGGCGCTACCGCAGTTGGGCGCGGTCTAGGTGCTGGTATTCGTGGCGCTATGGGTCTGGGCCGGATGTTTGAATCCGCTCCCAGAGCGGAAGGGAAAGGAACAGGTAAATTTCCCGAAGAGAAACCGGAGATTACCGTACCTAGGACCCCCGCAGTTGTACGGGCTAAACCAAAAGAACCCGCACCTGCTAAAGAACAAACCCTTGCGGAACAGATGGGCGTACGGGAAACCGAACCAATGCGTCGGGCGCGTGAAGCTAAGGAGAAGTTTGAAGCCGCTGGCAAAAGCGCTAAAGAAGCCGCTGATAAGTCCTCCAAAAATGCTGCTGATGAAGTGGCAGCAGAAGCGGCTAAGCGTGCAGCATCTAAGCGCCAAACTCCGGACAATAGGCGCTTCCCAAATAAAGGAAGTGCTACTACCGGTCGCCCCAAAGCCAGCGGGGAAGTTAAAGCTACGGGTAATAAGTTTAACAAGCCGGTGGGTGAGAAACGTGGTCCAAAGACCGATGAAGTGCTTGAACGGGAAGGACTTTCAGCCAAGAAAGGCGGCAAGATCCCAGCCTTCAAGAAAGGCGGATTTGTCAGTCGCGGTGATGGTTGCGCCCAGCGTGGCAAAACCAAAGGCAGGATGGTGTAGTGCCTAGCCACAGCAAGAAACAGCACAACTTTATGGAGGCGATTGCTCACTCGCCTTCATTTGCTAAAAAAGCTGGTGTTCCTCAGTCCGTGGGCAAAGACTACGCAGAAGCTGATAAAGGTCGCAAATTTTCTAAGGGTGGTGACATGAAAAACGGTTACGCAGACGGTGGTATGACCATGGTCAAAAAAGACGGGAAAATGGTTCCTGATTTTGCGGCTGATGGCGTAGGCAAGATGGCTAAAGGCGGAATGGCCGGAATGAAAGGCATGAAGAAGGGCGGCTCGATTGATGGGTGTGCTCAGCGTGGCAAGACCCGACTTAAATACGGCGGTATGTGCTAATGATGTCTAGCCGGGGGATGGGTAAAGTTGACCCGTCTAAAATGCCGGGTAAGAAAAAGATCACCCGCAAGGATGATCCGAATCAGGTAGCCATGTACGCTGAAGGTGGGCACGTCAATGAAGCGGGCAACTACACAAAGCCCAGTCTTCGTAAGCGGATTGTGTCTCAAGTGAAGGCTGCGGCGACTCAGGGTACTGGGGCGGGCCAGTGGTCCGCGAGAAAAGCCCAGCTTGTTGCTAAGAAGTACAAGGCGGCTGGTGGGGGGTATAGAGATTGAAACCTCCACAGCAGTCTCTTAAAGACTGGGGCGACCAGAAGTGGCGCACCAAGAGTGGTAAGCCGTCGAGTAAGACTGGTGAACGGTACTTGCCAGAAGATGCAATTAAGAGTTTGAGTCCGTCTGAGTACGCCGCAACAACCAAAGCCAAACGTGCAGGTAAAGCGGCAGGAAAGCAGTTTGTAGCGCAGCCCAAAACAATCGCAAAGAAAACCGCTAGGTTTAGATAATGGCAATTTCCGGAGTCGCCAACTTTGACATGAACTTCACGGAACTCGCTGAAGAAGCGTTTGAACGTGCAGGGCGTGAGATGCGTACCGGTTATGATCTTCGGACGGCGCGGCGCAGCGCCAATATCATGATGGCCGAGTGGGCCAACCGTGGTATTAACATGTGGACGATTGAGTCCGGATCAATTCCTTTAGTCCAAGGTACGGCGACGTACAATTTGCCAACGGATACGGTAGACCTGCTAGAGCATGTAATTCGTACGGGATCAGGCAGTTCCGCCACGCAATCAGATCTAACTATCACCCGGATCAGCGTGTCAACGTACGCGACTATCCCAAACAAACTTAGCCAAGCGCGTCCAATCCAAGTTTATATTGACCGTAAACAGGAAACCCCAACTATCACCGTATGGCCTATCCCAGATCAGGGTCCAAGCGGAAGCCCCTACTACACATTTGTCTATTGGCGGTTGCGTCGGATGGACAATATCGACACAGGTAGCAACACGGCTGACGTGAACTTCCGTTTCTTACCCTGCCTTACCGCAGGGCTGGCTTACTATATAGCCATGAAGATTCCTGAGGGGATGCAACGTCTTAGTATGTTAAAGGCTGAGTACGAATCTCAGTGGCAGTTGGCTGCGGATGAAGATCGGGAAAAAGCGGCTGATCGGTTTGTACCTAGACAGTATTTTATCGGTAGCAGCTAATGGGTAATCGGTTCGCCTCTGGCAAGATCGCTATTGCCGAATGCGACATGTGCGGGTTTCGGTACAAGTTAAAGGATCTTAAAAAGCTAGTAGTTAAGACCAAGCTAGTAAATATTAAGGTCTGTCCTCAGTGTTGGACGCCGGATCAGCCACAGCTACAGCTTGGTATGTATCCAATTGATGATCCTCAGGCACTCAGGGAACCACGGAAAGATCTTAGTTACTATCAGTCTGGCATTAACGTGGCAGGATTTCCGTCAGAAGGCAGTAGAATTTTTCAGTGGGGTTGGAATCCGGTTGGTGGGTCTAGGGGGTTTGATGACCCACTAACGCCAAATTACTTGGTTGCAACGACATACGTTGGTACAGTAACGGTCACGACATCATAGGAGTCCATGATGGACAAGAAAGAAGTTAAAGCTATAGCGGACACGGAAATCCGTGGTCACGAAAAGCGTATGCACCCCGGCGCAAAAAAGATGAAAGCCGGTGGCCCGACCACGGACGACCGTATGAAGTACGGGAAGAATTTGTCTCGTGCCATGAACCAGCGCAGCGGCGCGAGGGGGCGGTAATGGGTGGCTTCAGTATGAAAAAGGGCGGTAAAGAAGTTGGACCTGCTTCGACCTACGCCGCACCGCATGACATGACTGGGAAAGCTGGTGTCGACCTGAGTAACAGCGGCTACGGTAAAAAGTCTCGCTCGATGAGCCTTGATGACCTGTGCGTCAGCGTTGGCAACATCTCTAGCAGCGAGTGCCCACCACCCAAGACCTCTGGTATCCAGATGCGGGGAACTGGTGCTGCCACTAAAGGTAAAATGTCTCGGGGCCCGATGGCATGAACTATAACGATCTGTGTGTAAACATCCAAGACATCACGGAGAATTCGTTCACCGAGGATCAATTGGCTATGTTTACGCAGCAGGCTGAGCAGAAGATCTATAACACGGTCCAACTGCCTAACCTGCGGAAAAACGTGACCGGGGTGACGGCATCGGGGAATAAGTATCTGGCTTGCCCGGATGATTTTTTATCCGCATATTCTTTAGCGGTTATTAACGCGTCGGGTAATTATACTTTCTTATTGAATAAAGACGTTAATTTTATCCGTGAAGCGTATCCAAACCCAACTAGCACCGGGCTCCCAGCCCACTACGCTATTTTTGGTCCCCAGTCCTCACTACCAACATCGTTGACGTTTATTCTTGGTCCGACTCCAAACGCTATATATTCGATGGAGTTGCACTATTACTATTATCCAGAGTCTATTGTGATTGCCGGTAGTACGTGGTTAGGCGATAATTTTGACTCTGCATTGCTTAATGGTGCGCTGGTTGAAGCTATTCGGTTCATGAAAGGTGAACAGGAACTAATCGCGGTTTACAAAGGTATGTACGACAACTCGCTTGCGTTGCTCAAACAGTTGGGCGATGGTAAGGATCGTCAGGATGCGTACCGTAGTGGGCAGGCCCGTGTAGAGGTTCTTTGATGTCTATTATCCAGACTCAGACCACTAGCTTTAAAGCAGAGCTATATCAGGCGATTCATAACCTGCTAACAGACACGCTTAAAATTGCTCTGTACACGGGCAACGCTACGCTTAACGCGGACACTACTGCCTACTCCACCACTAACGAGGTCACGGGTACGGGGTACACGGCTGGGGGGATAGTAATTACTGGGGTGACAGTTAATTCCTCGGGGTACACGGCGTACGTCAGTTTTAACAACCCTAGCTGGCCCACTGCTTCATTTACGACCCGCGCGGCGTTGATATACAACGCGAGTAAAGCCAACCGGTCTATCGCTGTGCTGGACTTTGGGGCGGACAAGACGGTCTCTGGTACTACGTTTACTATCACGCTCCCCACGAACAATGTGACAGACGCACTAATCCGATCTTCTAATTGAGGTATACATGCTAGTAAGCACAATTCACGGTGTGAGTAATTTTGGTTATGCTTACTGGAGTGTCATAGATGATGACCAGACGCCGAATTGGACGGATGTCACCACAACCGGAAACCCAGTTTGGACAAGTATTACCACCACTGAAGACCCTAATTGGGTTGAAATAGATACTGTTTAAAGGGTTAAAATGCCAACCACCTATACGTCGCTTATTGGACTTGCCCTTCCTACTACGGGAGAACTGTCCGGTACGTGGGGCGACACGGTTAACAACTACATTTCTGCTTATATTGATGCAGCGGTTGCCGGTACGCAGACAATCACCACCGACACCACGCTCACTAAGACAACCGGCGCGGCCCTTGACAGTACATCATCTCAGTACATGGTGCTACGGTGTAGCCCCTCGTCAGCCAATATCACCGTCACGGTTCCGGCAGCAAGCAAAGCCTATGTTGTCATCAATACGTCAGGGACGTACACGGTCACTATTCGTGGCGCTGGCCCTACGACTGGGGTGACGTTAGCCGTTAATGAGAAAGCCATCGTTGCTTGGAATGGTTCGGACTTTGTAAAAATTTCTTCTACTTCGGCTACCGCCCTCAATGTTGGGACTTTAGCAGTTGCTAACGGTGGTACGGGACTAAGTTCGATTGCTGCGACTTCAATCCCAGTTGCGAATACTGCGAACACTTACACGACTCTAGCTCCCGGTGCAGGGCAATCTGTCAGGGTTAACAGCGGCGGTACTGCATGGGAAGCCTTTACGCCGGGTGGTGGGGGTTCAGGGACTGTAACAAAGGTCTCTGTAGCGTCTGCTAATGGATTGGCGGGTACGGTAGCCAATGACTCAACAACTCCGGCAATCACGCTTTCCACGACAATTAACGGGATATTAAAAGGCAACAGCACCGCAATTAGCGCGGCATTATCAGGAACGGATTACGCGCCTGCAACATCTGGAACGTCAATCCTCTATGGTAATAACGCTGGCGGGTTCTCTAATGTAACGGTTGGTTCTGGCCTTAGTTTTGCCGCAGGGACGCTATCAGCTACGGGAGGAGGAGGTGGTGGTGTTGCGCAACCATTTATTACGATGGCGACCGGGGGTAATCAGCCCCCCAGTTCATTTAATCCTTCTGATTCTTTTGCACTTATTTAAGGAATATTGATGTCAACTTCTGCGCAATACGCATCTACTCCAAAAGTAGGTTCGGCTTTATTAACTACTGCGGATACGTCGCTTACAGCCCCAACTACTGTAGGAACGGTTATAACTGCCGGGGCAAGCGGAACACGCATAGATTACATAGAAGTTCAAGGTGTAGCTACTACCGTAAACGGCTTGATCAATTTGTTTATTTATGATGGTTCCACTTACATTTTGTGGCAACAGATGCCGGTCTTGGCCATCACATCAAGTACAACTGTTCCAGCTTGGTCTTCAATATTGTCCAGCAATAGCAATGCAAACATAATGCCCTTGACTATCCCAACCGGGTATTCGTTACGCGCTACAACTTCAGTGGCTCAAACGGGCGTTAGAGTAATTGCCTATGGCGGAGATTTCTGATGAATAAAGGTATGTATGGGTTTGGTATGCCGCCCAATATGGCAACCCGCGTAGCTCCTCCAAGATGGACAAACGTCAAGCAAATTACTGTTACTACATCTACAGAAACTGTACCTCAAAACGTCTTTCAGATAGGCGTTGCTGTTTTTGGTGGTGGTGGTAAAAGTGCTATTCCAGCCGGAGGTGGCGGTGGCGGCTTTGCCTTTGGGATTGTTGATGTAGTACCCGGACAGTTATTGCCAACCATTACAGTTGGCGCTGCGGGCGGAACCTCATCTTTTGGCACTTTGTTGTCTGCAACGGGCGGAACAGCCGCAGTCACAACTACGCCCGGAACTGGAGGATCTGGAACCGCCGCTGCTGGATTGCGTGGGGCTTTGACATATTCTGGCGGCAGCGGGGGGGCTACTAGTACTAGCCGGTATTCAGGCGGTGGTGGCGCTGGATCGTTTTACGGAAATGGTGGAGATGGCGGCGCAGCAGGTAGTCTTCAAACTCCAACCGGTGGTGGTGGAATGGGTGGAGCTGGTGGAGCTGGTACCAATAGTGGCGGCGGCGGCGTTGGAGCTAACAACAAGGGTTCAAATAGTGGTGGCGGTGGTGGAAGTGGGGGCCCCGGATATGGGGGAATCGGCGGCGCTGGATTAGCAGCAGTAGGAGGGGCTGAAGGCGTATCCTCAGCGGGTGGTTCTGGCTCAGGGCAACCATCGCCAGACAATCCTTTTATTCAAATGCTTTATGGCACTCTTAATGGCTCAGGTGGCGGTGCCGGTAATGGTACTTCCGTTTCTGGCGGCGCGGGTGGCCCCGGAGGAGGAGGAGGAGGAGGAGGAGCAACAACATCAGAAGGTGGCCCGGGTGGCTTTGGTGGTGGTGGTGGTGGCGGCCCGTGTAGTTCTAATGTTACCGGCGGCGGCCAAGGTGGCTTTGGTGGTGGTGGTGGTGCTTGTGGTGGCGATGGAGGCATTGGTGGTGGTGGTGGCGGTAGCGCCTCCAGTTTCTACGGCCAAGGTGGCGTAGGAAGTGTCATTCTCTATTGGACTGAAGGATATTAATCATGAAATACGCATGGATTGAAGACAATCGTATTCGAGATGTTGCTCACGCCAACCCGTCAGAGATTTACCACCCAGATGTCGCGGTGTTTTACAACACCGAAGTGCCCGACGATGCTGTAAATGGAGATGGGTGGGTAGGCGGACAATTGGTTAAACCAGAACCTCCTCCACCCGCTCCCCCTGCGCCACGCACATGGACTTCTAACAATGTCCGTGCGGGTTTAACTTTGTCAGAACGGGTGAAGTGGGATAGCAACTCTGCACCTGAAGTTGTTACGGCTAAACAAGAGATGGCGACACCTCAAGAGTTAGCTAACACCACGGACGTTTTGGCGTTGTTGGTTGGCGCGTCGGTAATTTCCCAAGCGTCTGCCAATAAAATCCTTCAGTAAAAAATACAGAACCCGCAGAAGTAACTTTCCTGTCTTCTGTAAATTGTAAGATTTTAGAGGGGTCACCCGCCCGCCGGGGTGCTCCCACCCTACCAACGAATGGAGTTTGTCATGAAAGACCAGATTATTGAAGTTCTTGAAGGTTCGGAGCCGGTTGACGCGCTGCAAGCTTTGATCGCTGCTACCTATGCCGTTGCAGATGCTAACGGTGTTAGCCGCTTCACGCTGACCGAATTGTTCTCGGCCACGGTTGACGCTCACTTTGACGTTGCTGTTATGGCTGAAGAAGCTGAAGAAGAGTCTGAAGAAGACGAACAGACCGATAACTAAGGTCTGGCCCCCGGTGCCGACCCACCGGGGGTATTCCAATGCTGTTCTGTGCCGTTTGCCGTGGAGAGTTTCTCCGAGAAGACCTAACCATCCACGGGCGCAAAGATTATTTTCTCTGTAGCAAGTGCAAGTCAGACGTAAACCGTCTTGACCGTTTTGGGTTGTCCCCATCAGATTATGACTTCCTGTTGAAACTTCAGGGGTATAATTGCGCTATTTGCCACAAACCCCTCAAGCTCAAGCAGTACAAGTTTGCAGTAGACCACTGCCACGACTCTGATGATGTTCGTGGGATTTTGTGTGTGCGGTGTAACACGGCTTTAGGTAGCTTTGATGATGACCCGGACATGATCCTGCGAGCCGCAGAATACTTGAACAACCCGCCAGCCTTGGGTAGAGTCAAGCGGCACGACGGGCGCAAAAAAGTGACGTTCCTTAGGAATGAGTATATAAGGATGCACGGTGATGGCTAATTTTGAGCAAGCCTTTGAAAAAATGATCCGTGACGAGGGTGGGTACCAACTAACCAACATTCCGGGCGACCGGGGAGGTATGACCTATGCAGGGATCGCAAGAAAACCAAACCCAGACTGGACAGGGTGGCAGTACATTGATCGCAAAGATTTTGGATCGGCTACTCCTATGGTTCGTGAGTTTTACAAGTCTAATTTCTGGGATCGCATCCGAGGTGACGACCTTACGAACCAAGCTATTGCCGAGACAATCTTCAACTTTGCCGTCAACACTGGAGTCGGGATCGCCTCTAAGCTCGCCCAGCTTATCGTCGGAACAACCCCAGACGGTGCAATCGGACCAAAAACCCTTGAACGGTTGAACATTTGTACGGTGGAGAAGTTTTTGCCAGCCTATGCCCTCGCCAAGATTAGCCGGTACGCGCAAATCTGCAACAAAGACCGAGGCCAGTCCAAGTTCTTACTCGGCTGGATCAACCGAACCTTGCACGGACTCAAGTAATGGACTTAATGGGTATAGGGTCGATAATTGAAGGCGTTGGCAAGGTTGCGGACTCGCTATACACAACGGATAAAGAACGCCTCGAAATGGCGTTGGAAGAGCGCAGGCTTGACCTTGAGGAAAAGAGGATTGACCAGACAACCGACTTGGCTCAGGTCGAAGTCAATGTGGTTGAAGCGGCGAATCCTAGCGTATTTGTCTCTGGTTGGCGTCCTGCTGTCGGCTGGGTTGGGGTTCTTGGCTTGGCTTACCAATTCCTTGGCTACCCCCTGATGCAGTGGTGTTGGACTTTTGGTCAAGGTTATGACATAATCCCTAAAGAGTTGAACCCCCCACCGGATCTGGATGTTGAGCAACTCATGACACTGCTGGCTGGGCTGTTGGGGTTCGGCGGTATGCGGTCATTTGAGAAGCACAAGGGTGTAGCGAGCAAGTAATGCCACTCAAGAAACTCCAGCTTCGCCCCGGTGTAAATAAAGAAAACACCCGCTACGCCAGCGAAAACGGTTGGTTTGATAGTGATAAGGTCCGGTTTCGCCAAGGCACCCCCGAGAAAGTTGGCGGTTGGCAACGTATATCTAGCAGTACGTTTCTTGGTCTCTGCCGGTCTTTGTGGAATTGGGTGACGTTAGCATTTCAGAATTTGATCGGGGTAGGTACAAACCTCAAGTTTTACATCTCTAACGGCGGCGCATACTACGACATTACCCCACTTCGTGCTACCACTACTCTAGGTGCTAATCCTTTTTCAGCCAACGGGACTACAACCGTAACGGTTACCGCTGCATCTCACGGCGCTATTACTGGGGACTATGTTACGTTCAGCGGCTCAACAACCGCCGTTTTCAATGCTGAATACGCCATCACATATATTAATGTTAATTCTTACTCCATCACCCTAGCCTCGCCTCTTACTGCGGGTACATATGGTGGGTCCGCCGTTGTCGCTGCGTATCAAATTAGCATTGGCGCTTCAATTCAACTTCCAATTTCTGGGTGGGGTGCGGGCACATGGGGCAGTGGGGTGTGGGGTAGTGGGTCAACAACCGCCACTCAATTTAGACTATGGAACCAAAACAACTACGGAGAAGATCTTATCTTTGCCCCTCGCGGCGGCGGTATCTACTATTGGAGTGCAGCGGGCGGGACTGGCACACGAGGTGTCTTGTTATCTTCTTTAGGTGGGTTAGTTTCATTTACCAGCGCCTCGCCTACGGTAGTAACTCTATCTACGGTATTTACTGTCGGTACTCCGGTCCAATTTGCGGCTGGTACAGGGGGGTCACTACCCACAGGCATTACGGCAAACACGACATATTACTTAGAAAATGTTGTTGGAGTAACTGCTAATCTATCGTTGACTCAGGGAGGTTCGACGTACGTAAACACATCATCGACAGGTGCTAATGTTTATATTTCAAAAATAGTGGATGTCCCTACGGTACAAAATAATATATTTGTATCTAGCAACCGGTTTATCTTTGCTTTTGGGTGTAACGACTACGGTTCCGGTACGTTAAACCCCATGCTCATCCGGTGGTCAAACTTCCAAGACCCATATAATTGGACTCTAGGCCAAGACAGCCAAGCTAACTACGCGGTGCTCTCTCACGGGTCTGAAATTATTACGGCGGTTCAAACTCGCCAAGAGATAGTTGTATTGACGGACTCCGCGATTTTTTCGTTGCAGTACGTTGGGCCAGCAGCGGTCTGGAGACAAGATATTCTTGGCGACAATATTTCAATTGTTAGCCAAAATGCGGCGATCCTTGCATCAGGCCGACTGTTCTGGATGGGGATCGATAAGTTCTACATGTACGACGGGCGCGTCAACACGCTCAACTGCGACCTGCGTAAATATATTTTTCAAGACATAAATCTTGGGCAGAATGAGCAGATATTCTGCGGGACGAACGAAGGATTTAACGAAGTCTGGTGGTTCTACTGCTCAATCACAGGGCCGGATGGCACGGGTACGGTAAGCAATCCAAACACGACCATTGACCGTTATGTTATATACAACTATCTTGAGCCTGACGGTAAGGGCGGGCAGGGGATTTGGTACTATGGAACGCTGGCACGCACGGCGTGGTTAGACTCTGGCCTGCGTGATTACCCCGTTGCCGCTACTTATAGTAGTAACCTAGTAAACCATGAATTAGGGGTCGATAACGGAGAAACCGCCACTACGCTGCCAATTGAGGCGTATATCTCTTCAGCAGAATTTGATATTGACGATGGTGACCGATTTGGGTTTGTATACCGGATGCTGCCCGACGTAACTTTTAACGGGTCTACCGCAGCCTCCCCCACCGCCGTCATGACGTTAATCCCTATGCAGAACTCCGGGTCAGGGTATAACAGTCCTACCTCTGTTGGCGGAAGTGACAACGCTACAGTTACCCGTACAGCCGAAGTACCGATTGAACAATTTACAGGGCAAGTATATATTCGGGTGCGTGGGCGTCAAATGATTATGAAGATTGCATCTACCGGTCTCGGGGTCCAGTGGCAGTTAGGGTATCCACGGATTGATATACGTCAGGATGGCAGACGATGAGCTACCTCATTACGTCAGAATATCTACTGTTTCAGGCTGTTGCGCCCAGCCTGCCCCTCGCCCCAAACACGTACGACCGGCAGTATTTTGATCAGTTTAGTAGCGTCTTGCGGTTGTACTTCAACGAGCGGGATAAGGTTATTGGTCAGTTAAAAGCTAATGTGCCTATGGCCGTAGCCGACCTACCCAGTGCAGCAACTGCCGGTGTAGGGTCTAGAGCGTTTGTAACAGATTCTTCTGTGTCCACATTTGGCACCACGGTAGCCGGTGGCGGGTCAACTAATGTGCCTGTGTATTCAGATGGCACAAATTGGAAAGTGGGTTAAAATGGCGCGAAACTTAGAATCGGGTGATATCGAACCTGATACCGTAGATACCCGCAGCGAATATGCGCCTATTATAGAGGGCACCGCCGCTGCCGATGCAGATCGTGCGACATGGAACACCGGATATGAAACCCTTCTCAAACAGATGGGCGCAATCCAAGGGAAAGCGGACGTTTACAAAAATGCGTCTCCTCTGTCCGCCGACACGCACATGCAGAACATTGCCAAAATTTTGGCAAAAGATTACGGCGTTACGAGTATTGGGGATATTGGTGTACGGTATGAAACTCGCCCTGCTTATGAAGCAGGGAGCGGCGAATCAGCGACAATAATCCCAGAAGAACAATTACCAATATACTACAACAAAACTAATAACCAGACAATTTCCGCTTATGGCCGCATGTTTGGTTCTGAGAACAAAGGTGACGGATATAGCGAATATAATTTTCAGCCGATTCAACAGGCTGATGGTTCAACAATTGCAGTTCCAGTTCAGCAGTATAGTAAATCTGGTTGGGGCGCATTTGCGCAAGACCTCGGGCCAATTATACCTGTTATTAACTTAGCGTTGATGGCTAGTGGGGTTCCACCCCTTTACGTAGCCGCAGGAAACGTAGCATTCCAAGCTGGCGCTGGAAACATTAAAGATATTGGAGATGTACTAAGAACCGCTGGTCCTATTATGGCGGGGGACCCCGGTATTGTGGGTGGGGTAGCTAAACTTTACACAGCGTATCAAGCATTTGATCAAGGTAATGTTGTTAGCGGGCTGGCTACCCTTGCCAGTGCTGGTGGATTTAATGAAACGGCTATTGGTCTTCGGTTTGTTGACGCTGTAAAGACTGGAAATATACCGGGGGCGTTGATGACCCTCGGCCAAATGCGGGGGGTGGGTGACTATCAGTTTAAAGATGTGGATGGAAAACCGCTTGTAGGTTCGGACGGAAAACCTGTAACACTATCTACGTTTAAGGTTGGGGGTGAGAACGGCTTCACCCTGCCGGAGCTTTCTAAAGCTGCCACGATTGCTACCACCTTGATGTCTGACAACCCTGACTATGGGTTGGCTCTTCAACTATCTGGGGAGCTTAAAAATAGCCCCGACACGGTTATGGCTGGTAGGGCTGCATCTTTGGTGCAACAGCTTAGTTCCCCCAACCCTAACCCCACTGCCTTATACAACGCGGCTTTAGGTCTTGCCCAGACAACCAACGCAAAAGCCCCCGGTTCGGCTCCAATTGAAAATAGATCAGCAAACGCCGCAGTACGAGTAGCCTCTGGAAATACCGGTAATGCTGAAGCAAACGCAATTATGGAGGGGTTTAAAACTGTAGGGCAGAACGTCCCCAATATAAATGAAGGGCTGACCGTTGCCGATCTTGGTACTAGGATATCTGACGCGGGTGGGAATACGGCGGTTACAAACACATCAGGCAAACCAAAAATTCCATCTATCGACCTCGCGGTTAGCAAAGGAGGAGTTCAATCTGGTTCTGGTTCTAATATCCAGACTGGGTATGGTGGAATAGTTACTACGGGAGCGCCAGCCGATAGGCTAGAGAGATTAAATACTCTTGTAGATCAAGGGCTTAATAGAAGTTGGGCATCGCAGCAGGACGCCCCTCCCGGCACCCCTGAGCCATTAGGCGGATGGACTATTGAAGCCTATGAGCTTGCAGATCAGTTTGCTAAAAGCAATTACTCGTTGCCAGAAGGCTGGAGATTTTTAGAACCCGCAGATGAAAGTAGTAGTACCCCGTTTACTACAGTTAACATTGATGGGGTTAGGTACGCGGTAACTAAACCCGGTCTTGAAGCTGATACTTCTATCCCGCAATCTACGGCAAGATTGCCTAGAGGTTTTCCTACTGACTCTACTAATCTCACTGGGGGTGAAAATAATTCTCTTCGTGTGGCTGACATTGTAGGGAATAACCCTCTTACTACTTCTGGGGCTAAAACCGGTGCTCCCGCTGGAGCATCCACAGGGACTCCGCAACTAACTGCTGAACAGGTTGCCACCTTTAATTTTGCCAATGCTAACGGTCTTCTTACCGGAGATCTAGGAACTAAAGCTGGTTCTAAAGCTGACTCTAAAGCTGATTCTAAAGTTGATAATAAGGGGGAAACTACCAGTCAATTAACCCCCTCGCAAATTGCGACATTAACCACTGTTGCTAATAATAATGGATTGCTAATTTCTGATCTTCTTGGCCCCCCATTACCTACACCCGGAACAACGGGCGGAACCACGGGCGGAACCATGGATGGAACCAAGGGCGGAACCACGGGCGGAACCACGGGTGGAACCACGGGTGGAACACCGGGTGGAACACCGGGTGGAACAACTACAAGACCTCGTAATACTAGCACTGTTGGCGAAACTTTAGCTAGAAACGCACTTAAAAACGCCGGTAAAAATACAGCCGGTTTAAATTTAAAACAATTAGGTGATGAACTAGCTAAAATAGATCCCAGCACAGTGTTTACGGTGGTTGTAGATACACCATACTCACCCCCATCTACGCTTCTAACAGATACGATCACTACGCTTCCAACAGATAAGATCACCACGCTTGCAACAGATAAGATCACTACGCTTCCAACAGATAAGATCACTACGCTTCCAACAGATAAGATCACCACGCTTCCAACAGATAAAATTACTACGCTTTCATCAAGGCAAATCACTACGCTTCTAACAGATAACATCACTACGCTTCCAACAACAACCCCAACAACAATCCCACCAACAACAATCCCCCCTGCTATAACTACGATTGAACCTCGTGGACTGCAAGCACTGCCAACTTCTGAAGCGCGTTATTGGCGTCAGACTGGGGCGACGGGAACTGGTGGTCAAGGCGGCGTGAAGTTTTTTGACTGGTATAACACGCCAGAAAATAGGACAATGGCCCCAGCTACGATGGCTACGGCAAATATTCCAGCCGTCACCTCTCAGCAAGCTACGTCTATAGCTGCTCCTCGACCCAAGCAATACTATAACGCGCAAACAAATCAATACTACACAGACTCTACCGGGACATGGCAACCCCCTGCCGGTTGGGTTCAAACAAACTTAAAAGGCGGTGGTAAAGTGGAAAATTTCTCTTCAGGCGGAACTACATCATCTCGTAATACTAGCACTGTTAGTTCAAAGTTAGCTAGAGACTTTCTTAAAAACGCTGGTGTAAATCCAACTGGTCTAAGTTTAAAACAATTAGAAGTTGAACTAGCTAGACTAAACCCCACCGAAGTGTATACAGTAGTTGGAACTACAAACATTCCGATTGGGACCGAAGCAGATATCGAAGCAACGCAAGAAATACTGAGAAAAGCCCTATCGGGGTTTGTGGACAATCGGTCTTCGCCTGATATACGGCTACGACCCGATGAAGTTGCAACCGTACTGCGTGGCTACGGTGTAGATCCTTATGGTCTGACCGCTCAAGAGATGCTACAAGCGTTACATAAAGTGGTTGGTGTAGGTAATTCTTATGGCTTTAGTTCAATCAATGGTGAGGATTTACTAAGCTATTTTGACGAAGTTGAGAACCGTAATATTGGTACTGCTACATTTAGAGAAACTAGAAAACCTTACACTGGCCCCACCTCGCACGCCTCATCCCAAACAACTACAGCTACAGCCCCACCGGCAACTACAACCCAACCAGCAACGACAACCACCCCTGCTAGAACTACAACTCCAGCGGCAGGTCTACAGACGTTATCGACTTCAAATACGCGTACAATATTTCCAACGCAAAACATCTCGGCAATTGCAACGACACAAGTCCCGGCAATTACAACGGCGCAAATATCGGCACTTACAACAGCGTCAACCCCAGCACTTACAACAACGCCAGCCCCAGCAGTTGCTACAACACAAGCCCCCGCTGCAACCGTCCCTGCGGCAAAACAGTATTTCAATCAGTCAACGAATCGGTATTACACAGACCCAACTGGAACATGGCAACCCCCAGCCGGTTGGACCCAAACAGGACTAAAAGGTGGTGGTGAAGTGAAGACTAATTTTTATGACGGCGGGTACGCTGATTTTGATAGTCCGATAGAACTTAGAGGTATCGGGTACGATGGCGGTAGTATGCCTGACGAAGATGTCTACAGCTACCTTAGGTCCCTCCCAGCCGACAACTCATGGGCTAGTTCCCCTAGTGACTATGGTTTTGATGCTCTCGGCGATAGCGTCGGGTACGATTGGGCGTACGGCGATGAGAGCGCGCGTGAAGAAGATATCAACAGTTATCTTCGCGGCCTGCCCAGCGAAAACGCCAGCTACGGCGGCGGTAAAGACCTAACGGGGCAATACCAAAAAGACATCAAAGACGCCGCAATCACCGGCTCCCCCACTAAATCTTCTTCTGCCTCTAACGTCTTCAAACAGTTATCCGACGCGGCTAAAAAGAACCCAGACCTAATGAAGATGCTGCTGGCCGCTGGGCTTGGTGGGCTTATTGGGTACGCAGGGCGTCCTAAAGGTATTAGTCCGATGGGTATGCAGGGGCTCGGTCTTAGCCAAGGTCAGGTGTATGGAGCCCTTAAAGGCACTCCGGTCCAACGTGCCGAGGGTGGAGAAATTGATGGGTACGCCAAAGGCGGTGGGCTGCACTATCTTAAGAGCGCCGAAGATGGCATGGCTGATAAAATTCCTGCTACCATCGACAACAAGCAACCGGCGAGACTTAGCGGTGGTGAGTTTGTGATCCCTGCCGACGTGGTATCTCATTTAGGAAACGGCAACTCTGAGGCCGGTGCTAAACAACTTTATGCCATGATGGACCGCATCCGTCACGCCCGCACCGGCAACAAAGAGCAGGGCAAGCAGATCAACCCGGCTAAATTTACGCCGAAGTAAGGATTACCATGAGCCTTTACAATTTGCTCTACCCCGATAATATGGGTGTTCGACACTTTGACGCGGGCGGCGCGACCACAACCACAACTACGGCCCCCGCTGCCGGGGCCGCTCCCGTTGCCACAGGTGTACAAGAAACTACCGTATCAAACTGGGCTGCTCCCGTTGTCGGGGGTATTGTCAATGCTGCGATTGATGCGGCTGGCAATCCATACCAAGTCTACGGTGGGAAGACCGTTGCTGGTGCATCAGATCTTCAGAACAAAGCGTTCACGGGTGTCCAAAACCTGACCGGCCCTAACACGGCGCAGACAAACGCCACTACAAACATGCAGGACGTGTACAAATCTGCGGCTACCCAGCCCGCGTACACGGGCACGACGTTCACGTCTAACACAACGGGGATCAACAATCAGTTTGATCAGAACGCGCTTAACAGCTACATGAACCCGTATCTGTCGACGATTCTAAATCCACAGCTTGCGGAAGCTAGGCGCAACGCAGGTATTGAGCAGGTGAAGAATCAAGCTAACTTGATTAAGACTGGCGGATTTGGGGGTGGTGGGGGTAACTTACTTGCTGCGGAAAACCAGCGTAATCTAGGTACTAGACTTGCCGACATAACCGGCAAGGGATATGAGAATGCCTATAGCGCTGCCCAAACCCAGTATAACGCGGACCAGAACCGACTGCTTGACGCGCTAAAAGCTAAAGAACAGTCCGGGCAGTTTGGGTCCAATCAAGGGCTCAACTACCTTAAGCTTGCGGGTGAAACGGCGCAAGACCAAGGCAATTTTGGTAATAACCTAGCAATTAACCAACTCGCTGCAAACAAACAGATGGCTGATCTTGGCGATACACAACGTGACATTACTCAGCAAGGTCTGACTTCCGACTACAACTTGTTCAAAGAACAGCGGGACTACCCGAAGACTCAAATTGATTGGCTCAACAGCGTCATTAAGAACTACCCAATGACCACCACTAATTTTTACGGCGAGCCTACTTCCGCTCTAAATTCTACTGTTGGTGGTGCGCTGACTGGTCTAAGCCTTCTTGAGCGGCTTAATAAATTGAGCGGCCAGCCAGCTACAAAAACTACGACTTAAGGACTAGATATGGGACCGACACTTGAAGAGACCCGCCGCGACCTGCGGTACATGCCGACCCAGTATCTGACGCAAGTTGTTCAGACTCCTAACGACCGGGTTATTGGCGACATCCCCCTAAAGACTTTAGCGGGATTGGAGTTGAGCCGCCGCGCGCAGATGCAGAACGAGTTAGCCGCTATGAACGCGCCTAATCCTCAGATGCCCACGGTGATGGACTCGACCGTACAGACGCTTAGCCCACAGCCTCAGCAGCCCATGCCTCAGCAGGGTATGATGCCGCCCCAACAACCGATGCCGCAACAGGCTGCGCCTCAACCCCAGCCTCAACCGCAACCGCAACCCCAGCAGCAACAGCAGCCACCGCAAGCAAAGCCTAATCCCATTATGGGACTACCTGCTATGCAAGGGCCGAAGAAGATGGCCGGGGGTGGGATCATTGCGTTTGCTGAAGGATCAAAAGAACCTATACCCAGTCAATACGCTGGTTGGGAAAATCTTGTATTGGGTTCGGGTAAAGAACAACCCGAGAACAAAGACTTTAACCCTCTTGTTGACCCCCGTGCGTACCCACGTCCACCTAAAGAGGAAAAGAAAGTACCACCTGCCGTCAAAGAAGACGCTAAGAAAGACGAAGGTAAACCCGAAATTATTAGAGTTCCAGATAGGTCTAGTGGGTTAGCCGACCTTGCAAGAATGGCAGGGGGTATAGGTGGCGGTGGTGGATTTAGTGGCCGTGGTAGTGGTGGTAGTGAACTTTCTGCCGCCGCTAAAAGACTTGCGGACTTTAGTGAGAGGGAAACCCCCGAACAGCAGGCATACAGGGCAAGTGCTCTTAAACGCGCCCAAGAGTTTGAAAATTACAAATCTCCCGCTATGTCGGAAGCGCAACGTGAAGCGTTTATAAACGAAAAGTTTAGAAAGAATCAAGAATATTCCAAGCCCCACTTTGATATGATGCAAAAGCTGATTGACGAAGAAAAAGCTGCAAACAACGCTGGTAAAGAAAGCGAATTCTATCAAATGCTCGGTAAAATGGGCGGCGCGTTGATGTCCAGCCGTGGTGCATTCGGCCCTGCGTTGGGCCGTGCCGTGAGTGAAGGTATTGACTATAGCGACAGAGCGGATGCTGCCCGTGCCGCCGCTGAGCGTCTACGCCGTCAAGCTCAAATGGATCTTCTTAAAGCTCGCATGTTGGATGAGAAAGGCGACCGTCAAGGTGCTCTAACTGAATTAGCTAACCACGACCGCGCTTTGAAAGATGCAGCTAAATTTGACTTAGACGCAAAGAAAGCCAGCACGGAAATGCTCAAAGATGTTGCTGGGTCTGATACTAAACGGCAGATTGAAGGCGCTAAACTGGGTAATGCGTTGGAGATTGCTGGTATGAGAAATCAGCACGCGCTTGAAAAAGCTGGGCTTACTAGCCAGATGGGTTTGATGAATCTTGCCTTGCGTATGAAAGGGATGGAAGATAAAAATCTCCCTACGGTCTCAGATAAAGCCAAAGTAGACGAACGCGCGGACCAAATATTTATGGACCCCTTGCGTAACTCCGAAGCGATAAAATACATTGCTAGTCTTAAAAAACTAGGCGGGGAAAATCTGCTAAATGCTATTAAGATGGGAACTATGAAGCCCACTGATCCAAAGTTTTTGGCCGCTGTTGCAGCCGCTAAAGATGCGTATAAAGATGACTATTTTAGGGGTACTCGCACAAGTGGCGGGGGTTCGGGCGTGACAATGGGCACTGATTATCTGTCGAGTATTGGTGGATGAAGCTAGTAAATGTTCCCGGCGCAGGTCCGTTAGGTTTTAAGGATACGGACTCCGATGAATTTATTTATGCAACTATTGCAAAGATTCAGGACCGCCTAAAACAGATTGACCTAGAGACTCGCCCAGACCCAAGGGATATCCCTCTTGGGCGGCAGTTTACTAATTCTCTTAAACGGGGAATTGGTGGGCTCGGTGCCTCCGGCAGTGAGGCTATGGGTCTTGGGGCGTCTGCGCTAGGGTTTGATGAAGCCGCCACTAGGTATTTGGAAACGGGTAAGGCAAAGCGCCAAGAGCTTGAAGAGCAATACCCTACGTCTTTCTCATCTGTTAATAAAGTTCGTGGCGTTTCAGACATACCCGGATTTATTGCAGAGTCTGTTGGTGAAAACGTAGGCAACCTAGGTTTGATGGCGCTGACCGGAGGGGCTGGCTCTCTTGCTGCGCGTGGGCTTGCCAAAGGTGCTGTTGAAGCGGCTGCTGCTCGTGCTGCGGCGCAACGTGGTCTGGCTGGGGAGGCGGCTGAAGCATATGCTACCCGCCTAGGTAACCGACTCGCTCCCGCTGCCAGAGCAAAAGCTGGGGATACTGGCCTGAGCGTTGGTATCGGTACAGGTAGTTTTGGTATTAACGCGCCTGAATCTTTTGCGGGTATTTACGAAGAGACCGGCGGGGAACTAAGGCCCGGACTTGCTTTTGGTGCTGGCGGGATTAAAGCCCTCCTTGATGGTGCTCTCCCTGCACGGTTGGCGCGTCAGCTAGGAGCACGTGGGCAAGCCGAAGTAGCAAAAGAACTTGCTGAACGATCCACCATCGTGCCAGAGAGTTTCAAGTTGCGGCTTGCTAAAGAAATTGGCAAAACTGCTGCTACTGAGAGTACCACTGAAACTGTCCAAGAATCAGTTGATATAATTGCTGAGCAACTTGCTGGCGTTCCGGGTGGGTTCTCTGATCCTAAAAATGTAGACCGGCTATTGACCGCCGCTGCCAAGGGTGCGGCTGCTGGTACGGTTATTGGTACTCCGGGCGCTTTGGTTCAGACGATGCGGGAGACCCCCGCAAAACAGCCTGAGCTACCCCTCAACGAGACTAAACTTGCTGGATCTGTTGGCCCCGGCCCCGCTGAGAATCTTGCAGCGGCTATGCAGAAGCGCAAAGCTAAAGAGGCTATTACCGAGGACGAGTTCCAACTGCTCGTCCAGAACGGTGTCCTCAAAGACAACCCGCAGACAAGAGCTTCGGTAAAATTTGCCGCTCCCTCAACTGATCCGTCTCTAGAAGAACAAACCAACGCGGCTACTGCTAGGGAAGCTGTACAAAATGACGAAGTAGCAAACGCCGCTTTGGCACAAGCTGCGTTGCAGCAAGCGCAGGAAGCTAATCAACGGCGACAAGAGCAGCAAGTTGCTGAGTATCAAGCTAGACAAAAAGCGGCGTCCGAAGCCGCCATGGCTCAACGGGAAATTGAAGCCCAAGACCGCGCCGCAGCAACGCAACAGGCCCAACAAAATGCCCAACCTAACGTCCAAGCCGACGCAACACCTGCTCCAACTTTCACTCCCCCAAGTGGAGCAAGCCCTAATGTACCTAGCGAACCCCAAGGAGGAGTACCCCCCGCAGGAGTTGCAACATCTCCACCCTCTAGAGTGGCACCTGCTGAACAACCTTCTCAACAAGCTGGAGTGGGAGAAGCAACACAGCCCTCTGCAATAGCAGAGGGTAAGCGGGGTTTTGAACAAGCCCTACAAGCGTTTAACCAGACAAAATCTCCAGAGGCTTTTGCAAATCTAACGCGGGTGTATGAAAATTTTGTTCAACAATTTGGGACAAATGACGCCTATGTGATGGGTCAGTACGCGCACGCACAGGACAAGATGCCGCGCCCAGCCCCAGTGCGCCCCAAAGACGAAGGTGAGTACGAACCCGGAACTCCACGTCAACGGTGGAATGAAGACGACTTTACCCCTAAAGATGCGCCTGCTTTTGACGACCTGTCAGAGAAACTGCAAAACACGTGGGCTCAAAACCCACCTTCAATTGAACTTGCAAATCAAATTGTTAGGGCACATAGACAAGAAACTGCTGGAAGGCAAGTTCTGGAGCCTGTGACCCCCGGACAGCGGGTTAAATTAGATACCCCGGAAAAAGAATGGAACGAACAGTACAGACAGTATGAGTTTGAACCGGAATGGAAAAAGTTAAAACCAGAACTTAAACTTCTGTGGAAAAACGCACACAAACAGAACAGCTTATCTCAGAATTTATTTAATCACATAGTTGATATCCAAGTACCGGCTATTGCTAGAAGTCAGCAGGAACTTCTTGGGTTACCGTACAAAATGTACGCGCCTAGGGAAACGGGTATACCTTCGGATAGGGCTGCAATTGTAGCTGAAAAGAAAGCTAATTCGACCTTCAAGGGCTATTTCACCATGCCAAGGGTGGTAGATAACCTGATCAATCTTGCGCACGATATAGTTTTTGGGGCTGAAAGTATAGCTCGCCCAAAGCTTGGATTGACAAAAGAACAACGGGAAGAAGAATCTGATCTTACGAAAGTCGAATCTAAAAAAGATACGAAGCATTATAATAAAACTTCGGCAGCGGATCTTAAAAAATTAGACGAGTGGGTACGCGCAAATTTAACTAAAGATGCGGTAGCGGAATATGATCGGCAGCTTGATATCCAACGTAAAAATTTGGAAAGACTTCAGCTTGTCGGGCTAACTACTAAAGCTCAAGAAAAAACAGCTAAAGCAGAGAAAGACGCCGCAGACCAAGCAGCTAATGATGCAGAAGCAGCACGTCAGGCAGCGGATCGTGCTACCACGTCTAGCGGCCCAGCGCCCGTTACTATAATTGACCCCGCAGGGGCGCAAAGACAGCTTGATAACATCCGCGCTGTAAACGAAGCGAAGATCAAACGAGCAGCGGAACGA